ACTGAGCCATAATTTCAGTCAGCGCTGCCATAATATTTAGTTCGTGGTCTGCTACAAATGCTGCCTTGTACTGATAATCAGCAAGGATGAGCACTAGTTGGGGGATACTATTTGGTTCAATAGTTTGAGCAGCACTGTCATACAGTTCTCTGAAAAGAGAAGTTGTATCTGCGTCAGAGTTTTTTGCTACCCATTTACGTACTTCAGTGAAGTCCTTTTCCTTTAGGAGTTTAACCAAAGACCTAAAGGATTCTTCTGACATATTAACGAGAATGCCAGAGTCGATCTTACCACTAACGGAATATCTCTGAAGTTCGTTTAAGATACGACGATAATCAGGGAAGTGCTTTGTGATAAGTTCGGCAACAACTTTAGGGTCAAACTCGACGTGCTCGAACGAAAGAATATCTGCAATTCTACGATAGAATGCAGCAGCAATCTTCTGCTTCTCTGCGCTGTCGATCTTAAACTCAACAACAGCACAACGAGAGTGAATCGGCTCAATGATACGATTCTTGAAGTTACAAGTCAGAATAAAACGACAGTTGTTAGCAAACTCCTCGATGAAACCGCGCAATGCTGGTTGAGTAGAGTTTGCATTTAGATAATCTGCTTCGTCCAAGATTACTACTTTCTTGGCGTCAGTCAATGAGACGGTGGAAGCGAATCCTTTAATCTTTGTACGAAGTGTATCAATACCAGATTCTTCAGATCCGTTGATCATCATGTACTCTGCACCAATCTCGTTGCAGAGTGCTTTGGCTACGGTAGTCTTACCTACACCTGCAGTTCCAGTGAACAGAAAGTTGGGAAGTTCTCCCTGAGCAACATATTCCTTGAAAGTTTTCTTAAGACCATCAGGCAATACGCAATCATCAATTTTCTGTGGGCGATACTTCTCTACCCACAAAAACATTTCATCACGACTATCAATCATATTCAATCCTTAAAAAACAAAATCAATGTTGCAGTAGATCTATCATCATCAAAATTAACTTTTCCTTCAGTCAACTCCCATGCTTCTATGCACATATCACGAAGTTCGTATTCGTGTTTGGCTTTTGCAGAACTCTCAAAGTAAAACAATCGGCAATCTTCCCATCGTTTATGATGTTTGCACCAAATTTGTCTTGCTTGTCTGTTCCCCCATAAATCAGTTACATATATTTCTGATTTTGGTAATACTTTACGATCTACTCTTGCAACATGATTCTTTCGCTTGTTCATAATATATCATAATAAAGAGTGGGGATTGCTCCCCATTAATCAAAACTCGAAAGTCGAGTCAGCTTCTACAGCAACATAATATACCAAGTCGCTATTTGGAGATTTAAAACGAGAGATTTTCTTGCTAGAAATAGAAACTTCGTAATCACCAGGAAGCATCTTAAGATTCTCTACTTTTAGATTCACCTTAAATGTTTTATCAGTACTTCCAATTGCTTCACTGAAAGAGTTGCCAGTAGCATTCTTCTTGTCGCCGACAACTGCAGTGATGGTAGAACCATCACCAACGATAGAAACGTCAGCTGCACGAAGAACAGAGGCAGTCTTATGAATCATGTTCAGCATTGAAGCTGATACATTAAAGTTAATTTCTGCCTCAGGGAAGGTGATGGCTTTCTGTGGTGCAGTTAGAACAGTCGGGTCTGCAGCGAAGAATTTAATCTTCATATTACCCTGACTAATTGAAACGTATTTATCTTTGAAATCAAGATCAGGGTCATCAAACAATGACATTGCTCCAAGGAATTCGTTTAGATCATAAATTCCAAAATCAGGGAATGTTTCTGTAACAGTGGCGTCAGCCATCACATTCTTCTGACCAGAAATAGTTGCAAGTTTGTTACCATTCTTTAGAAGAAGATTGCTATTAATTCCTGCAAAATTCTTAAAGAGGGCAACGGTTTCTTTACTTAGTTTCATACTTTCTCCTGTCAAATAAAACTACATTACTATGTATAAACATTATACGTCAAAAACGATGTTTTGACAAATTATTTTTGTCCACCAAGCATCAAAGCATTGAAGTTGGCAGGGACAACGATAGTTTGAACCTTACCATTCTTGATACCTTCAGAGATGTTTAGTGCGGCTTGGGCTTGCATGTAAGCAATAGAAGCACTTGATTGGTTTGCAAGAGCATTCATACGTTCCGCTTCTTTCTTAGCAGTCTGCACTTCAACTTCTTTCTGTTTGTATTCATTTTTAGCACGAACTAGAGCATTAGCAGATTCAACTACAGAATCAGCAGGCACTACGTTACGAATTAAAACCTGAGAGATTGTAATAACTCCATCAAGTTTTTCTTCAGCAAGATTCTTTTGAATCTCTTCTTGAATAATCTTCTCCATATTTTCACGATTGTCTGCCATGTCCAATGCTTCATACTTACGAGCAGCTTTGTAGATGGCATTACGAGCATTCTGAACAACGTAATTGTACATCACATACGTATCTCCTTTGAACTCGGCGTGGAATGCTTTGTTCTTGGTGCTATACAATTCAGCAACAGATTGAGGATTAATGTTATAAACAACTACGGCATCAACATCCTTCATTGTTGAGTTGTCTTTAGCCACTGGAGTCATGTTCTCCAGAACTACGTTAACATCCTTAACAGGAAATGTTAGAACATCACCAATCAATATCTGATTGAAAGATCCAGGGAGCAATTCACCAGGTTTAACTTGCTTATCAAATCCAACACGGACACCAACTTCACCAGTCTCAATACGAGTACATCCAACAATGCTAGTCATAGCCAAAGTAAGAGCAGACATTTTAATAAAACGATTCACAGTAATCTCCTTAAAAAATAATAACTATTCCAGTCAAAATAATAATAACCAAAGCTGCAACTAGTGCACTATAAGCAGCAGTAAACATAACACCAATTTTTTCTTTTTTTGTAAATTTTCTAAAAAGATCTATGCCAACATAAAAAATAACAAACAAAGAAATAAATGTAATAATCATCTTAATCATTTCTCGTCCTTCGAATATTTTACATCGTGCTCATACAAAAACATTAAGCAACACATTGCGTGTGCCAAATGATGGACACCTGATTCTGGATCCATCTGTTCGCCTTGTTTCCACGCCCACAAATGTCTCTGTAATGCGTCAAAATATCTACGCTTGGAATCTGGAACAAACTTCCAATTATCAGGTTCATATTTCTCCGCACCGAACGTGAGCACCTTTACAGTTTCTGCTAGTGCCAAGGGTGGAAGAAGACCATACTGTAGTTTACCACTATCAAATTTACGACCACCAACTGTTGCGTGTTGACTGACTTTCACTTCATCTTTCTTTGCCATACTTACCTCCAGTGAATCAACATATGGGTACTCGAAAAGAATACCCATATATGGGTCACTGTTTAACCACGAGTGAAAACAGTAGCGCCAGCGACACGGTTAGCAAGTGCTACCATACGCTTCGATGGGCGACCAATACGGTACTTGATAGTTTCGGTGCCGTCAGAAAGTTTAGTCTTATTGCTATAAATGCAATGTCCCTGATTGCGCAACTGATAAATTGCGTCATGAGGATTGCTCAAACCAAAAGATCCAGAGATCTGACGAGCAGTTACTTCAGCACCAGTGCTTAGGTAGTTAAGAAGTTTTGCTTGCTTAGACATAAATTATATCTCCATAATGTAACCATCAAATGAAAAGAATCGCTGGGGGCGATGGCATACCCCCAGCGATTAAGAAAACTATTTGTTAGACTTGAATACCATTCTCTCGAAGAATCTCATTGAAGTCTTCTACATCCTGATCAACCTCAACGGAATCATCAATAATCTTTTGCAAGCGAGAAGTCTCGAGAGTTTCTTGCTTCTCTGCAACTGCGTCTTGCTTCTTGACTTTGACAGTCTTGGCTTTCTGAAGTTTCACAACTTTAGCTTTAGCCTTAGCGACCTTGGGAGTTTGCTTTTCAGCAAGTTCTTTCTGGAATGCAGTCATGTCAGCATCAGTTGGCAGGGGCAGCTGGTACACACCACGCTCAACTTTGTTCTTGTTAAACAACCAGTTAGGATAACCAATCTTCTCTCCCTTAGCACCAGTGCGTTGATCGCGCATAGTGTAATAGATTGCAGCGCACTCTTTCAAAGTGATGCGACCATCTTTTTTATACTGTTTGTCGTGTTCAAGAACAGCAACAACGAAACGCTTTTGGGACAGGGATAGGTTTGCAAATTTCAACATAATAAAGTTCCTTTTCAAAGTTAACAATAATAATTATACAATAAACACAATTTAAAGACAATTCCTTTTTGCAATAACCCTACAAGGTTGAGGGGAATCCTAAACCCTGTAGGACACACGCTTTAGAACGGAATTTCCTCGGACTCTGGAGCCTTCGGTTGCTCGGGAGCAATTACAGGTTCGGGTTGGGGATTTGCAACTTTATCATAGAGATCGATAAACGCAGCCTTTGTTGCAGCATCGAAACGATTGCAACAGAGTTGCACTGCTTTCGCACGATCTTTGAAAATCGCAAACGCACGAACAATGTGGATCATACGACGAGTTGTAATCGTTTCATCCACACCACCATCCTCGAAAGTGCGACGAATTGCATCAGCCCACTTTACAAGGTTCTCTGCAAACTCTTCATCAACGCATGAATAAGTTTCCATGAGATTCTTTACAATCTTAACTTCTACCTTGGCAGAAGGATATTCTTGTTCAAAGGTTACAGCGAATCGTTCCAAGAACGCTTCGTTGAGAATATTCGTACCAATGTAACGACCATCATCGCTACCTTTACCTTTGGTGTTCGCAGTTGCAATAACATTGAATCCAGGCGCAGGTACAATCATCTCATTCTTGAGTTTAAAGTAATAAGGTTTACCCTCGAGAATTGGTTGCAAGCAGAGTAGAGTGTTGGCAGAGCCAGCATCAATCTCGTCTAACAGTAGAGTAGTACCATTACGCATTGCGATCAACACTGGACCTTCTACAACAATCACGTTACCGTCTTCGAGAGTTTTGGATCCAATGAGCTGTTCTTCATCAGTCATCATGTTTAGGTTAACACGGATGAGTGGTTTCTTGTGCTTGGCACAAATCTGCTCGACCATCGTTGATTTACCGTTACCAGTTGGACCACTGATGTATGCAGGGTAAAAGATTCCAGACTTGATAATGTTATCAAGATCAGTGTAGTTTCCGAAAGGTACAAAGTTCGGATCTTTCTTAGGAATCAGCGCTGAAGTGTTAGTGTAATCGACCACAAAAGATTCTACAGGTTCAGGTTTAAGGGCAGTGTTGCCAGCGACAGCTGCAGGTTTGGTGCCGTTGATGGCATACAAACCACGACCGACTTTATCTTTCATCAGCCACAACGGATACTTAGAAGTCTTCAAAGCACTCATTACATCGAGCAATTGAGGACGGGACACGACACCACTAGACTGGGTATCAGGATACATCTCTGCAAGTTTAGTCTCAAACTCACTGCGAAATACGCTATCGGTTTTTGCCATCACATTCTCCATAATCAAAGGTACAGACATAATTATTACTCAATTTCTAATAAAAGACAAGCATTTTTTTACAAATAACCCTACTGGTGGTAGGGTTATTGCAGACCCTTATGCTACAAGGGTTACAAACCGATTCAATAGGATTCGGCTAGTCTTCTTGACATTCAAATACTTACTGAAGTTCTTTGCAATAGACTTTGCATTAGCTTCGGAATTAATATCAAGTTCACCTTCTTGAATCACAGTTGACGACTGAGGAATCAAGAACAGATCATCACGACCAGTGTTTGGAACAGAAACAAACCCATTGGCGCGGAATTGTTTCCTCCAATCTTCGATAACGCTATATGGATCACCATTGAATCCAGGAATACTTGCAAACAAGAAATTTCTTAGATCACCCTTTCGGTTTTCGCAGATATGGAAACCAATCACAGATACATTATAGCGATCTTTAATCATCTGAAGAATCAATTTGGTCTGTGAGTTAGAATCACGATGCAATTCGTAAGTTTTCTGAGTGATTTCATCGCGAATCAAGTTCTTGATTTTGATTCTCTTATACTCATGACCAATGATTTCAGTTCGACTATCATCAATACGCTGGCGACCAT